GTATACTGTTACGTTAAGCTTAAACGTCCTTCACGAACATACGCTTGGTTGGGGCACCAATGGTTTTGGTGATGGTATTGGCGACAACTTCCCAAGAAAATTCGGCGACACCCCGTCACCCCCATCCACTAACCAAGAAGCTAATAGGGCTGGGGCGGGCGTAACGGCAGGAACACCAGCAGCGGTCGATCCCAACGCAGATGGTGTCGCCACAAGACAGCAGGGAACCGAGGAGCAGCGCCAAGCCTCAGAGAATCAACTGTTGGAAAAGAAATTATAGGAGATAACCATGGCAATCTCAAGGTATGATGTTAGGTTAATTGTAACAAACGAGGACCAAGGCTATCAAGAGGACATCTTGGATCGGAGAGGCATCAAAAAGATCAATCACTTTTCAACGCCTAGGTTAAGATATCCAAGCCCGGAAGAAATTTCTGACATGCAGATTATCGCTGACACTTGGAAAAGAGGAGTGAGCCTTTCAAAGCTGGCAGCAAAACACTATGGCGATCCAAAACTGTGGTGGGTTGTAGCGTGGTATAATAAAAGACCAACTGACGCACATTACAACATAGGTGATAAAGTGTTTATCCCCAAGCCACTAGAAAAAATACTAAGAAATTTTAGGGTCTAAAATGGCTAACTCAAGAAAAGAAGTAGAAGAAAGAGCAAGGACTAGAAACCCGTCTATGAACGCTGCCAGGCGCAGCGCCACGTCAAACTATGACGAACAATATATTCTATTCAAATACCTTTCAGAAATCCTAAAAACTAAAAGAGCGATTAAAAATAGTGGGGAAGCAGGAAAGAAGTCAGTCCAATATCAGAAAATTGTAGAACTTGATATCAGACCTAGAGAGTGTTCAAACTTATTTTATTTGCAAAGGGCAGATGAGGTAAAAGGATTTTTAGAGGCTTTGCCTGCTGATTACGCATACCTAGTGCCTAAGTTAGAATTATACAAGCCGACGAGGAACTCTGATGGTGAACTAATTGACAGGCTTGTTTATATGCCAGACTTTACATTAGCCCCAGGGGCTTATGACGGTGCCCTCGACGATCCTACTCGATTTCGAGAGTCTCTCGCTGAATTTGATGATGCGGATGATCCTGTCATTTATTCATCGCAAATGGGCATTAACTGCGGTATCACAAGCTTTACATTCGATGAATCACAAATTAATTTCGGATTTAGTTCTTTTACAGGCAATTTAGTCATGAACTTTGCATCAATGAAAGATTTTAGAGAAAGCAAATACATTGAGTTAATCGATCCGAGACCTGATGTTGACACACAAACAAACACTGGCGCACAGTTTGCATCTAAAGAAATGCCTGACAACCCCTCTAAGGAGCAAATTCTAAGACAACAACTAGATGCTATTGATGCAGAGGCAGAAAATAGCAAATTCTTCAAAGCGAAGCCACAAAACCCAACAATAAAAATCGTGTGCGGCTGGGCAGTTCCAAACACTACTAGCGAAAGCATGCCAAGAAATAAGGCTTTGTATGAATATATAAGAACCTCAAAAAGAACTCTAATGTTACATTTGAAAAAGTTTAAAACAAACTTCCAGCAGAACGGGCAGGTGTCTTTAGACTTTACTTTTGAGGCATCTGTTGAGTCAGACCTGAAAAGACCTGATACTGATATATTTGGCACGGGTGGAAAAACAAAACCTCGCTTTGTATCGATTTAACTAGATCAATTGCCTCCCCAAAAAATTCAAAGGATTGCAACAGCAAATGAAAGGCTAGAGGTTAGAAGAGAATATGATCTCGCAAAGAAGTCGGAGGCGGGGTTTTTTGAGGTAACCAAAGGGTCACTAGAGCGAGATCTGAAGAGAATAGAACTTTTATCCAACGCATCAAAAGACGAAAAACAAATCGCAGGCTTTAGAAGATTGGTTGCTGTGATTAAAGATTTGCAAACGCTAGAGAAAGAGATCTCTATCACGGAGACCAGAAGAAGATTTATGGACAAGCTAGTTGGCAGGGCAACGAGAGTAGGTGGTCGAGTAAACAAACTGTTTGAGTTTGCTGTGCCTGGTGCAGAGGTTGGCTTTTCTTACGATAGAGGCACTCCAGTAAAGCCCTATGATTTTGAAAAGATAAAAACTTCAGTGGAGTCTAGAAAGTATTCAATACCTTTCATGTTTCTTGGTGACATCTTAGACGTAGCGGCTGAGGTTGGGTTTGCTGACAATGGCAATCTGGTTCTAGGCACAATCCCAGCCCCAGGGTTTCCAAAAAACAGGATCTCCATCGGGGATCTACCGATTGCACTGGATACATTTACGACTTGGTTCAATGATGTCATTGGAGACCCAGATAGAAGGACAATGCCCTTCCATCTATTCATGACTAGGATGCTTGAAAAGATTATTGCAAAAAATACTTTCAATCTAAAGGGTCTTAATCAACTTGGCGGAAGAATCCCAGACCTTGAGTTTAACTCTGCTTCTGTTCCCACAGCCAAGTTCAAGGATATTTTTGTTCCCGGTGAGCCAGTCAGGCGTAGCCAGCTTTTAACTCCCGACCGCAAGTCTATTAAAACTGGCTCCAACCAAAACGTTGAGGCTGGCGATCGTATTGACCTAATCTTCATTACTACGGCGACATCAAGAAACGTAAAGGGGCTTATGGGCTCATACGAACAAGACATTAGAAGAGGTATTTATCATTTTACGGTGGGTGCAGACCGTGGACCACTACAGACAATTACATTTACCGAAATGGAAAACAAAGAACAATTAAACCACAACATTGTCAATAGTACAAATAGGGCAGTTGATCTTGTTTCTACGTTTGCCATGCCTCAAGACGTAACGATGACCCTCAAGGGTAACAATTTATTAACCACAGGCGCATTTATTTTTATAGATGCTACACTTGGTCTAGGACGACGAGCCGCTGAAAGATTAAGGCTGGGTGGCTATTACCGCATCACGACTGTTAATCAAACGTTCTCCCCGTCCGGCTGGACAACAGACGTGGCAGCACGATGCGAGATAGATTCCCTTAATCTTGCAAACAGAATTAGAAAACAAGAGGGAACCGGATAAATGGTCGCCAGATCTCCAGATAGGCTTATGATTGTAGACAACCCCGAGTCTCGCCCTAGAGAGGCTTTTAACATGGAGGTTGATTATGAGTTTCTTGTGGATGAGGACGTTGTTCCTAACTTAGTTGACTTTACAGGAATTGACAGATACTACGGTAGCGTTGACACTGATGGTGACGTCATCCTATTGAAACAAGAGGCGCTCTCGCAGCTACGTTACAGCAACGAAAACCAGACAAGGTGGGCAGTTAATTTTGTTGCTGATGCCTGGGCTGATCTGGCAGCCAAGATGAGATATTTTGCAAAGAGAGGAAGGATTATTCCTGGCGGACCTTATGCAAACCCGCAAGTCTTTGAGTCGTTTAAGAACGTGGATGTTGAATATGATATTTATATGAAATATACTTTGTTCCCGTTATTAAGCAAGCACTTAGAGCAGCGCAAGGAGAGCAAGCAGATAAGAAGCTTTCAGGACTTCCTAAGAAGTTATGCTAGATTTTGCAGACTACAAAGTAGAAGGACGCCAATTACACGAACTGGGTTTGTTGAAAGTAGGTTTTATGATGTGGCTTGCACTGGTCTTGTGTTGAGCCTGGATGTCGCTCCAAAAGGCGATCGAGCCTCGGCGCTGGAAGAATATGTTAATGATCCTAATTTTGAATTCTTTGCAGACGTGGCAAAACAACATGGTTTTCTTATAGATAAAAACAATCCGAGCAGAATCGCAGCAAACTTGAGATCACCAGCTATGCAAAGATATATGGAGAAGAGAGGATTTAACAGTGCTTCTGAATTCTTTCAGCGGGCTTACGACAAATCTCATTTGTTTGACATGAGGGCTCTTGAGGTGTATACTAAGGATATGTATGAAACATTTTTGGTAGACAACCCTTACCTTTCAACATATGAAACTAGCCCACGACTTGGTTGCGATACCAAGACCGTGGCGTTAGCTCGCTCGCTTGCACCAGCCGATTCTTTTGGCGGGGAAGATAGTATATTTGCCACAAGATGGTCTCTATCGACATACCTTTTTGTCAGGGCGAACGAAAGAAATTTAAACATATCCCCAAATGAATATAAAATAACCTTGCGTACAGTATATACACTGAATGAAACAGAGGGTGAAGGCTATGATGAAGCCTTTAGGTTTATAATCGATCGTATTATCGGACCAATTATCTAGACGGAGGATAAGTGTTATTTCAAACACTGGATGACAAAGATCAGTGCGTTGGCATCTATTATGACGGCAAGCTAATCTTCAACTTTGAAGAATTTCCACAAGATTTAACAAGAACCTGGCGTTACAGTCCATATTTGCTTGGCTATCGTGGCGTAGACTACGCAGAGATATACGCTCAGGGCAAAACACTAGACGATATGTGTCCAGAGTACCTTAAAGAAGACTGGGAAGAGGTGTGCTCCAAACTTAAAGCGTTTCTCTTGTCGTTTAGCTTTGCTAAGGTTAACATGAGGCACAATTGTTTCTTCGATCTGGTGCCACAGAAGTTTTTGAGAGATTACTGCCAGGTTAAGAACGAAATAACAAATCATGTTATTGAAAGTTATCCTAAGCCATCAAATTACAAGCACCTTGCTGCTGTGAACGCTATGATACGAGACATTGAGTCCCAATCATTGTGCGTTGAGGTAGATTCTTTGTTACCAAAAGTAGCTGATGTTAAGGTATCGAACTTTATTAAAAGAATCAAGGAGTGCGATAATCATATCAGGTATAATTTGTTTGGCACTGTGACTGGGAGGCTAACAACCAGAAAGAAGTCGTTTCCAATCTTAACGATGAACAAAGACTACCGACATGTTCTCAAACCAAAGAATGATTGCTTCATAGAGCTTGACTACAATGGCGCAGAGCTTAGGGTGTTGCTTCATCTTCTGGGATATGACCAGCCCGACTATGATGTGCATCGCTGGAATTTAGAGAACGTGTTCGAGAACAAGATAACCAGAGCAGAGGCAAAGACATTGTTCTTCGCTTGGTTGTATGGTAGCAATTCTAAAGAGGTCAGAGAGCACTCATCGCTTCTAAAGAAGAAGTACGACAAAGAGACTTTGGTGGATAAGTATTGGGACGGGCACACGATCAGAACTCCCTTTAATCGAGATGTGGTTGCCCCCAAACACAAAACCTTAAACTATCTGATACAATCCGTGACAGCAGACCTTGCACTAGAACAAGCGACAAAGGTATGGGCTTTGTTGAAAAAGAAACGAGCGAAATCAAGCGTGGCTTTCATTGTTCACGACGCATTAGTTATTGACTTTGATTTAGCAGATAGAGAACTATTTAATGAAGTCCAAGAGATATTTAGTTTGACTAGGTTTGGTAAATTCCCTGTCAATAAGAGCATTGGCAAAGATTTTGGTTCTATGGAAGAGGTTACATAAGGTGGATAAAATTTTAGGTCTTGGCAGATCGGTAAAGAAAATATTAAACGCTTTTGCAATCTACCCGCAGTACGAGATTTTTTATCTTAGTGAGGACGACCTTGGTGATCACGGGGACATGGAGAGCTATGAAGCTAACTTCTCCCCGCTAAGAGTTGACAGTCACTTGTTTAAGCTTAGGTATGAAGCTGAGATTTTGTTTGTTGTCTTTGGCGGGGCAGAGGTCAACGGTTGTTCGCTTCGTATACTTGAGATGTTGAAGGATAGCAAAATAACTATTTTGTACATTGACCCGGACAGCGATCTATTAACTAAGCGGCAAAGAATGAACAATAGAATTTCTCTAGGGGTGCTGCAAGAATATGCCAGGTCTGGTATGTTTGAGATGTTATATATTGTTTCGGAAGTTGAGATTAAGAAAGCGATGGGTGAGGTAAGTTTGTTAGAATATGATGACAAACTAGCAGACTACCTTGTTTCAACTTTTGGGATGTTCAACTATTTTCTTCATTCTGACCCAATCAGAAGGGTTGAGAAAGAAATTAAAAAGGGCTTGAGGATTGGCACTCTTGGCTTTTTTCAAATGGGAGACAGCAGAGACGAGCTATGTTTAGCTCCGCTATCTGATATAAAGCAGAAGGTTTATTACTATGGGTTAACTTCGGAAGAAATAAACAACCCAGGGCTAATGACGGAAATAAGAGAGCAGCTAAGCCGTCAAAAAGAAACAGGCTTTGATTGTTCTTACGAGGTTCACGAAATAGATGGACATCACAACTCAACGATTTTATGTGCCTACACAGACTACACTCAGCAAGTATGAGATATGTCGAACTATATACAATACTGAAGGAGCATGTTTGTTAGGTGTCAAATTTCAAAAGAGGGTGTTTGATGGCTACCTTTGTCCGGGGTAGCGAAGAAGATGTAGAACTAGTAATACAAAGTGTTGTTAACAATGTTTTGTTGACCAATAAATATATTTTTGTAATGAGCGATGAAGAAGATCCTGAAAACAGGATTATTACTTACAACGCAGACGGTCACAACTCAGACATTAGAGAGGTCACTGGTGGTCATTTTACTTTGAGGCTGCATAGAAAAAAGAAGACGAATACATTGTATACGATAAATGGATTGAATCTAGCTATCGAAAGTGAGCACGGCAGAACTGGTAGGGACTTACAGCTAGACTGGGAAAAGTACAGGAACTGTATCTTATTGGCTAAGGCTGCTTCACTAAAGGTTGTGCAGGCAAAATTAGAACAGATCTTAGAAGTAGAAAACTTGTAATTTTTTTCTTTACAAACGATTTAAATCATGTACTATTTAATTGTGGAAAGCAAGTGGCTGTGCGGTGCTTGCATTCTTGACTGCCTTCGGGAGTCACAACAACCTTGCTTATTAAAGGAGGAAACAAAATGAGCAATTTAGTACGATACAACACACCTAGTCTTCTTGGACGCAGCATCTTTGATGAACTGTTCGGAGACTTCCAATCACTAGCGAGAAAGTCAACCTCGGGTTATCCGGTGGCTGACATCTTCTCCAATGAAGACGGGAGCACAACTCTTGAGTTTGCTCTAGCAGGCTTCAGTAAAGAGGATCTTAGTATTGAGATCCAACCAGAAAAAAGCAGTCTAACTGTGCGTGCGGAGGCTAACGGCGACGGGGACAGCAATAGACGTATTGCACGCCGCAGCTTCCAAAAGACTTTTGTGAACTATGATAGCAACCTAGACCTAACGGCTAGTACTGCTGAGTTTCACAACGGGCTACTGTCAGTCACTATCCCACGGAAGGCTGAGGTCCAGCCCGTCATTATTGATATCAACTAAGGTATCAAAATTCGCACAGCCAAAAGGAGGGGGGTTAACCCCCTCCTTTTTCTTAGGAAACAAAAAAAGATTGAAAAAGTTCTTTACAGCATGTCGAAGTGATGTATAGTATGTTTAAGGTCAACTAACCAGCAAAGGAGAATACAATGGGTATTGATCTAAATAAAATGCGTGCCAAGTACGAGGCACTAACCAACAAAGGCGGAAGCACCGACGACCGATTCTGGAAGCCAGAAGAGGGAACTCAAATTATCCGCATTGTAGCCCCGGAGGATGGCGACCCCTTCCGTGACTACATGTACCACTATCGTTTGGGCTCCGAGGGTAAGACCACCTTCATTAGTCCACGATCGTTTGGTCAGAAGGACCCCATCGCTGAGTTTGGTAACCAGCTTTGGAACGAGGGCACTGACGAGTCAAAAGAGATGGCTCGCAAGTTCTTCCCTCGTATGCGTGTGTTCGCTCCAGTGGTTGTTAGGGGCGAAGAGGAAAAGGGTGTTCGTCTGTGGGGCTTCTCGAAGACCACTTACGAAGCTCTACTTCGCCTAGTGATCGACCCTGAATATGGTGATATCACCGATGTACACACTGGCACCGACATTCGTGTTGATTACGGAAAGAAGGCTGGACAAATGTATCCAACCACTGAGATCCGTCCAATGCGTAAGACGTCTGCCTTGGCAGATAGTGATGATGCTATCAATGGGCTTTTGGAAACTGTTCCAAACTTTGGCGAGTTGTTCCCAGAGACCACCTATGACCAAGCACATCAACTACTTCAGGAGACTCTTAACGCAGGTGTTGAGGACACTTCCGACGGAAGCACTCGTTATGCTTCGTCAACGACGGAAACCAAAAACACCGCTACGGACACGAACGCTGTGACCAACATCGATCAAGCGTTTGACGAGCTTCTGGCGTAGTTGACCCGTCAGCCCGCAGGGAGGCACGGGGCTACAGGTGTCTCTCCATTTTGGACCAAGAGGTAATCATGACTAAAACTCTCGCAGACGATCTGCGTAAAGAATTGAATAAAGCAGCGAAGGAAACTATCGCTTATGACTTGCACGGGGATAACCCCACAGATGTGAAGACTTGGATCTCTACTGGATCAACCCTTCTTGATTATATTATTTCTAATCGACGAGATGGTGGCATTCCTGTTGGTAAACTCACCACAATCGCTGGTGAGTCAGCTAGTGGTAAGAGTTTGCTTGTGACACAGATCCTAGCAAATACTCAAAAGATGGGCGGCTTGGCAATTTACATTGACACCGAGAACGCAGCATCCCCAGACTTCATGGGACAACTAGGACTGGACACAGAAAACAACTTTATGTATATCCACACACCCAGCCCATGTAGCGCCTCTAGCCGATAAGAATGGCAGGCGGGGTGCTGTCAGACTAATGATTGCAAGCATCTGATTACTGGCCAGCCTAATCTATGCGCTCAATAATTGACGCCACTCAGCGAGAGCAGCGGCACGGTTTAGCTTGAAATTGATGCGTGAAACACTTGGTGCACCTCCGATCTAAGAGGACCGCTTTCGGGACCGCTTTTTGAAATGTGTATTAATTCAACTTATTGATAATAAATACTTTATTATAATTAATTTTGCCGTGTGGGGGCACCACAATCCATCATAAAGATATTATATATCAACATATTAATTATTATAGATGGAAATAGT